CTTTTATATCTGTAATAGTTACATCTAATAATTCAGTAAGTTTGTTTAATTTTTGTACAGTTGTTTGTAAAGCAGTAACTGTATTTTCTAGAGTAACTACACGATTGGTTAATAAAGTTACAGTATTATTTAATGCGGCATATATTGTTTTACTACAATATTTATTAAACTCATTATATATTGCCTGTATTGCTAGACTTGTTTCTGCATCCATTTTATTTTAATTCTATAATTGTATTACTAACGGTAATAGATTGGCCAGCACTTCCCCATTGGAATGTTAAGTCTAATAAGTTATCTATAGTAGTATCTATAGTAATGGGAACTAACGTCACTAATGGATTTACTTCAACACCATAAGAAATACTACTTTGTATCATTGCTCTACCTTGTGAGATAAGTACTCCAGTTGAACCAATGGATCTTATCGTAGTAATTAATTCTAATTCAATATAATAGTTAGTTCTATTGTTGGCATATGTGACATTTTGTGTAAATAATGTTAAATTACCAAACTTAACTCTAAAAGCAGAAGTTCCACCAGTTGCCGTTGTAAAGAAACCATTATTTTTAAATACAATAACATCTCCAACTTTTAAAGTATTTGCTGGTATTAATCTACCAATCCCTTTATATGTTGGTGAAAACAAAGTAGATTCAGTAGTACCATTGACTACTACTGGGGCTAACGCTTTATATATCACTTTATCATCTACGTATTTCTTTGTTGCAGCCTCCATATCCTCATCTGGAGTAGGCACTACTGGTGAAGTAACAAACGTTTTAACACCGTTAATAGTTTCATTGCCTGTCTTTTGAACCGCATTATTAACTAAACCAACTTGTAGAGTAGTTAAATGTTGATGGTCTGATGTGGCACCACCTTGTAAACCTTCTAATGCTTCATGATTAGTTATTGCCGCCACATCGGCATCAACGAAAAAATCAGAATTTGTTGAAAGCATTGTAGCAACGTCACTAAATGCAACACCATCTTTATCTGCTAACTCTGAAAATGGACCCTGAAACTTAATATCGTTTTGATCATATAATGATACAATTTTAATATCAGTTACAATATCATAATCAATCCAACACGTACCTGATGGAATCAATTTATCACCAATGTGCCAATTCCCACTAGGATCTTTATAAAACTTTACCATAATTTTTTATATTAAAAAAGGGGATAGGATTTCTCCCTCCCCTTTTGTTTGGTTAATTCTTTATTAAAAAAGATTAAGCGATCGCAACAAATGCTTCGATCATATCTTTCAATACGGAATCTGTTGGAGTTTCGCCATCAGTTACCAATTCACCAGCCTTAACATAAAGTTCAGTAGCTAATGGAGTGTTTTTGATATATTGATTATCATCACTTAAGTAATGATTCTGGTTTTCAATTACCAATGTATCATAAGTAGCAGTCAAATCAACAGTTAAAGTTGGTTTGATAACTGGCCAATACATACGATTGATAATACCTTTATAACCAAGTGCAGCATTCTCACGATCTCTAATAATCTTAGCATTACCTTTACCAGGACCACCTTGAGTTTTAGAAATTGTTAAATTAGGAATAGTAGTAGGTTGATTTAAAATAAATGAACCTAAGTCCTGAGAATACATTGTAGCTTCCATAGAAACCTGAGAATAATAATTTAAAGAATCAAGTCCTTCGTTATCATTCTTAGTCATTGCAGTTATAACTAAAGTAGTAGCAACTACATTAGTAGCATTAACTCTACGGTTTGTATGTTTATTGATTTTTGCTTTGAAAGCAGCAACTAGATCAGCAGGAGTAGTTGTTTTAGCAATTACTTCATAAGTATGAGTAAACTGTCCAGGATGTTCATAAATGTCATTATAAACAACTCTAAGTACATATCTATCACCAACAGTAGGAACTACTGATGCTAGGTTAAAAGAAATAACATCTTCTGTAGCAGCAATATAATCAGAATAAACCATGTTAGGTTTAGAACCTTTCTGAATTGCATTTGAATAAGCAATTATATTAACTGTACTTACTGTACCAGCATTATCTGAAACAGTTTCTGTACCTTTAACAACACCTACATAGATTGCTTTTGCAGCAGCAGCAGCACCAGTAGTAGTTAAGATTGCTTTATTCTCATCAAACAAAGCTACGTCACCAGTAGTTAAAGCAGCAACATTGGTATAAGATGCTGGACAATTTGAACCGATTAATACGGTATTTACGTGATTAAGCATAATAATTATTTTTATAATCGAACTTTACGCGTTAAGTTCAATAATTTAGTCTTTCTACTTTGAGTTTTTCATCATTTCCGCGTTAGACTTAATTTTTTATAAACTATGGTTATTCCATAGTAGAAACCTCATTTGAATATGAGTTATATCTTTGATTTGTTTGATTTTCTAAATAAGCTTGTGCAGCTAATTTAACGATCTCTATATGTGTATGTTCGGGCATACTAGAATAAAGATCAAAAGGTTTTGTATGAATGTCAATTTTAACTGGATACTTTAAATATGTTAATGTATAATTACTTATAGTATATTGACCATCTGTATATAATATAATTGAATTATCGGTGTATACTCTTATTGGTTTAGCATTGTTCGCATGTAACCTATATTCTGATAAACTATTTGTTAACTTTTCAGTAACGTTTTCAATAGTACTTTCAATTACTGGTTCATGTTTAATGATAGCAACATCATTTACTTTTGGCCAACTATCTAAAGTACTTGTTATATTAACGTCTTCACCTAAAGTAAGTAAATAATCCGTTGGTAATGTTATAACATATTTATCTCCAGTAGTTACAGTTGTTTTAGTAACAAGTTCATCTGTTGATAAATAATCTTTAGTAACTGTCACCATCCTAAGATCATCTGTTCTTTTTTGAGATTGATTATAACCTTCACCTTTATAGTTAATACCAGAATATCTAGTTTTTACAAACTTGTCTAAGCCAATATTTAACCAATATTCAGTATCTTCTGATTTTGGTTTAGTAAGAGCGTCATCAAATTTATTAATTTCAAGCTCAAAGGCAATTTGTAAATCTATATTATTTCATTTATTATCTATTTTGAGGTTGTTCAGGTTGTTTCATATTCAATCTATATTTAGCTTCTGTTATAAACATATCTACAGCTAACTCTACGATTTCTCTATGTACATTCTCTGGTAGTTCACATGTATCCAATATAGCAATATTATCAGCATCAATTACATCAAACTTCAATGGTTTACGATAATAAACCAAATCTAATTTCTTTATAGTTGTGTATTCATCATGTATTACATTAATATAAGTATTATTAACTGAATCCGCTTCATTACCCGAATTAAGTACTACATATGGATTGCGTAATATTGCTTTGTTATAAAATGTAGAAATTATCTTTTCAACATCGTCTTCTCTAATAGTCTTGTTTGGAGTAATCACAAAATCAGATTCTACTGCAATTTCAGTATCAATCTTATAATTTTTAGATATCAAACTATTTGATCTAATATATAAAAAATAATTAATTGGTAATTTTACTCTAGCAGAGGTATTATCTGTATTAAACACATCAATATCAGAAGCATAAGTGTAAGTGGTAACTGTTTTCTTTTGTTTCTGATCAGCACCTACTAAATACATATTACCATATTCCGTAGTAACTTTACTGGTTACAATATCATTAATATCTTTATTGATAATAACACTATCTAAATTTCCAGTAGAATATACAACTTCAGTAATGACTGGAGTAGTAGTAACTGCACTATTTAGTATTAATGTAGTTCTTGTGATAAGTCCTTTTAAACTATCTGCGTTTTTCTTTTGAGCCCTAGTGCCATCTTGTACATTATCTTCAAGAAGATAATTGTTACGTATAAAACGTTCTTGTGCTGAATTTAAAAAAGCAAATATAGTATCTGATGTTAATTTATCTTTTAATTCAAAATCAGAATTCATTAGAGTTATAATTCTTTCGAATTCAACTTGCATTTCTCTTGCAGTCATAATTATTCAGTTAATGTATTTAATTGTAATTTTGTTTCTATTCGTTTAGATTCGATATTATCTAAGGCAAGTGCTACTGCAGTTGAAACTATCTCATTATATACATAATCAGGTAACTCTGTAAATTCTGTAGTATCCGCATATGCTAATTTTGTTGGTTTCTTTACATAAGTTAATTCTAAAGTAAATGTACCAGTCATTGTAGTAGTATCTATAAATATAGTAAGTTTATCATCATGAAGTGTAGCAACTGGTTCTGGAATCCAAGGATTATTGTTATAAGTCTTTAAGAACTTCTTTGATTGCTCATGACTTATTAAACTAACATTTGCTTTTTTAGTACCAAACACTAAAACTGATTGTATATAAAACATTCTAACAGTACCATCTACTATTACACTATTCGTACTGAAATCACTTAATTGTAAAGTATTACTATTAGGATTAACTAATAAAGTTAAACCAGTATCAGTTTTAACTAACTTCTCAAGATCCGCATTACGTTTTACACTAGATTCAAAAGGTTCCTGTAATTTATTATTACCAGTAAATTTAGTATTTACAGTTTGAATAAGAGCTTTATTTAACCAGTAATCTATTTCACCAGGTAAGAAAGCAGGATTTCCAGCGAATGCATATCCACTGGAATTCTTGTCTAACTCTACTTTAAATGCAAGATGTAAATCGTTTATATTCATAATTTATTTTGCGTCTATCTCAGACATAATAGTAAGTCTAATATCCTGATTCTTCTTATTATCTAAATAAGAAATAGCATCATCAATTGTATTACCAATCATATCTGTACCATACATATAATTAGTTCTATTCTTACGAATGATATTTTTAGATACAGCAGTCTCAAGTAAGTACTGAGTATCCTTTGTTTTGTTATTTACCCATACTGTAAAGAAACGATCGGGATTATTTTCAACTGTTTCAAACAATTTACTTTCTACCAATTCATTACTATAAGTATCGGATTTGTGTCCATAAAGTCTAAGACATTTACGCATATCATCAAGTGACATTTTATTAAATGCAGCAAAAGCTTCACGTTTAACTTTATTAAGTTTATTTTGTTCTTCTGCTTCAAAGTCTTTATTAACTAATATATAATTGTGACCTGGCCTAACATTTGATACACCATTTGCTACTCTCTTATGTCCTTTTAAGAACAAATACTGTAACTCATCAACGGCTCTTTCTGTATGTAAAATAAGACCTTTAACTCCTAATTTTACCGCGAACGTATTCCAAAATTCACTAAACGGTGATAATGTACCTTCAGTATAACCACACGCTTTTTCTAATCTCTCTGCATCTTCTTGAGTAAGACCAGTGTATTTATTTCCACTTCTTGTCCAATAAGTTGCAATATAATCTTGGCAATCTTTATATTTAGTGACCTTTGCCCATGGGTCAATACTTTTAAATCTTAGTGTAACTTCCATATAATTTATTAATTATAGATTTCTCAACCATAAGTTTTTATAAAAAGAATATGGGGGTTACTTCTAACCCCACATATTATTATTGTTTAGTCCTCAGACTCCATTACTAATTCACCACATGCGCGAGGATCACGTAACATGATACCCATTTCACCTAACATATGTACTGAATAACCATCTTTTGCATTAGCTCTAAGTGTAGAAGCAGCTTTACCATAACCTGCGCCTAGGTGCTACAGAACCTGCAGTATTCCAAAGTACAAAACCACGATCTTTTCTAACTACCTTAACAATATTAGCTTCACCATCTCTACGACCTAAGTCTAAGAATGTCATACGATAAGATTCCAAAGGTTTCTTAGTAACTGGATGTAACTGACGGTTATAAGTAGTATTATCATACAATGGGAAATGTTTCAAGGTTAACTCGATACCATTAGTCATTTTGTATGTAGTAAACTGACCACCTAAAGTTAAGTTCTGACCAGAACCTGTAACGAATACAGTATCTGTCAACTGCATGCTAGCAGTCTTAATCTTAAGTACTCTATCAAATTCTCTCATACCCATTTCACCAGTAAGAGCAATAAACTTACGTTCATTAGTTCCTAAGATGTTATAAGATAGATCAAACAAGAAGTCTTCAAGTAACTCAGCAGTTAATTCTGTATAAGTACGTCTATTAGAAGGAGCAATTTGCTGAAGCAAACCTGCACCAATATAAACTGGACGACCATTAGCACCAACTAAGTCAGTTGTACCATCTGGTTTAACGTTAGATTTAGCATACATCAAAAGTCTTTCAGATCTCTTATACCATTCACGCATAGCTACCCATTCTTGATAGTCAGCCCATAAGTAAGAAGTCTTTCCAGATTTAGGATCCTTTAAAGCGATTGCCATTACTGTAGAATAAGCAGAACCAGTAATATCATAATCAACACGAGTAATCATCAAGTGATTTCTCATTGCGAAATGAGTATTGTAGTTCAAGATATCGCCCTGTTCTGAGTATTCTTCGTAAGCAGAAGCTACACGAGATACTTGTTTTCCTGGCAATAAATATTCATTAGGAATGTATGAACTAGATTGTCCATCAGCAACGAAACAAGTATAAACCCATTCGTTACCATCCTGATAAGGTTCAGAAGCAACACGAACTTGAAAATCTTTATTATCAAACTCTATAATTGCACCTGGTCCAAACCATTTGTCTTCCAACCAAAGTTGGATTGGAGTATTGCCAAGACCAGCCATAACTGTATCAGCAGTACTTGAAGTAATTCAGTTCCCTGCCATTTTGCAGAGCGAATTGTTACAGCTCTATCTGAGTCGATCATAACCTTCCACTCGAACATACGCTGATCGATTGTAATTTGGTTACCAAGGCCTCCTGTAATCATATCTAGAGAAGTGCTACCACCATCATCTTTCTGACCAAAAACATATGAAACAATTGTTGAGATTTCATATGGCTTAATGCCCATAGCTTCTGATATCTTAGCTTCGTCTACAAGATCTGAAAACCATTTTCCTTTATAAAGTTGTAGATTGTTTAGAATTCCATTATCCATAAAATACTAGTAATTTAAGTTAATTAATTATTTTTTTGTGGTTAGTTGTTGTGCCACTGTGTCCCAAATAGAAGTTTTACCTGTATCTGAGATTACTTTTCGAGTCTTACCAACTGGTGCAGTTCTTAAACTTTCTTTAAAGTTTTTTATTGCTGATTTGTTACCTTCATTCTTAGCAGCACTAAGCAATGCGTCACCCTTCATTGTAAAATATGCAGACTCAATTAAATTTTTAACACTTTTGGCATATTCCTTTTGATATTTAGTAACACCATTTGCGTCTGGTTTGAATATATACTCTAATAATGTTTTCTTGTCATTATCTGGTATTTTAATACCACGTACATCTTTCATACCATTTATTTCTTCGACAACGTTAGTATAAAACTCTTGTTGCTTCTTTTGAGACACCTCTGAGGCATTTCTCTGATTCTCTAATAGCTGTTCTTTCTTTTGCTCTTTGATCTCTTTAAGAGACTCTAAAGCATCATTAGCTTCATCTTCTAGAATACCTGCATCCTCATACTTAATAAGTTTGCGTTCTATTTGTTTATCATTTAAACCCTTTTCTCTTAAGTAATCACCAACTATTTTCTTTTGTACATCTTCATCTTCGATGTCTGCAGTTTCAATATCTAATTCAGATTCAATTTTATAGAAGTCTTTTAAATCACCACCATTACGTACAAACTCATCCAATGCCTTTACTTCATCATTTGCATATGTTGGTACTGAACTTTCTTCAATAACATCTTGAAAATACTTAACAATACTTTCTGCATCCTTTGGTTTTTCTTCATCATCACCAAGTTCCCATCCTAACTGTTCTGCAATTGAATCGAATAAACTAGATACTGCAGTTGCCTCAACTTCATCAGTATCATCGTCTTCTTCAGTTTCAACAGTCTCAGTTTCTTTTACTCTAGATTCTTTTTTAGACTTAGATTTAGTTTCTTCAATGATATCATCATTGTCATCGTCATCATCTTCTTCAGTAGTATCATCTACTACTTCTTTAGTCTCTTTCTTTTTATTAGGTAATTCCTCATCATCAATATCTTCAGCAGCATCTTCTACTACTTTAGAATTAA